AAGAACAGCTTAAAAATAAAGTTATGAAGAAATGGGGTAAAAAAAGATGAAATGTTTTTACAGAGAACTTGATAGAAGAAAAAAATATTTAATCACACGATTACAAAATGAGGTGGCTGCTTTAGGAGATAGCTGGTTTAGACAGGAGATCACAGATCAGCAATATAATATTAGGATTCAAGAATTAGATAAGCGTATCGCAAATTTACAGGGATGAATAATATTAATATTTACAATAATGATTGCTATGAAATTGTTAATTCTTTTGATGATTTTGATTTAACTGTTCTTGATCCTCCTTTTCAAGATTGGGAAAAAATAAATTTTAAGTTATCAAAAAATATAATTGCTTTCTGTAATCATAAATCCAGACATCAGGTGGAACACCTATTAGGAAAACCCAGATCAGAATTGATATGGCATTTTGCTGATGGTAGGTGGGTCAGTAATGATTTACCCAGAATTACCCATGATTATATTTACATATATGGTCAACCTAAATCTGCGAGTGTTGGAGAATATCAGGACACTAAAGCAGTAAAAAAAGGTAATGGTTGTATTGGTAGCGATAAATTAGGGCAAAGAACTTACAGACCAAAGGAAAGAAAACAATTAAATAGTGTATTGATTTACCCTAGAAATATGAATAGTAAGTTGGGTGCATGGACAAAACCATATAAGTTGATTAAAAATCTTATTGAGTGGTTTCAGCCTAGCTCTGTATTAGATCCATTTATGGGATCAGGAGTTGTTCTTGATGTATGTAAAGATTTAAATATTGATGCAACTGGTATTGAAATTAATAAAGAATATTTTAATTATGTGAAAGACAGATTGGATACAAATAAATTTCAGCAAGAACTATTTGCTCCAACCTATCAACTAAGTTTTCAAACAGGTATAAGAGACTTATGAATCCACAAAAGCGAAAAGGAGACAAAGCAGAAAGAGAGGCAGCAGAACTTTTAACAGAGGTTACTGGTTTTGAATGTCAAAGAAATCTCAGTGCAGGTATTCCTGGAGATGTTGGAGATATTCACGGTGTACCAAACTGCGTAATACAGGTAGCTGATTGGAAAGATAAATCACAAGCCTGTCTTGTAAAACCTAGAGAAGTTGAAGTTCAGAGAGAAAATGCAGGAGTAGACTTTGTTGCAAGCATGGTCAGGTTTAGAGGAGGACAATGGCGAATGGTGTTGACACCAGAACAATTCAACACTTTATTACAGGCTGCCTTGCAGTAAACATTATATAAGGTATATAATTTAATAGTTTAGTACAATAAACTAATGACCACAAAAGAAAAGCCTCAGACCTTATCTGAAGCTCTTGCTATCTTTCAATCAAAAGTTAAGTCTGCTGATAGAACAGGTACAGCAAAAGAAACAAGAAGAGACAAAAAAGGAGTATCTACTACTACTGAACGTAAGTATTCAACTCTCGAAGATGTCCTTAAAGCTCTTCAACCTGCAACTGAATTAGGTATCTCACATACTCAAACATTTGACGTCATACCTTTAGAGTCAGGGCAAACACTTACAGTTTGTATAACAACTCTTTACTTCAAGAATGAAAAACTTGAAAGTAAATTACCTTTGAAAGAACTTAAAGGTTATAACATCATGCACGACCTTGGTATATCAATCACATATACCAGAAGATATGCTCTTGGTGCTGCTTATGGTATAGGTTCTGAGATTGACGATGATGCCATGTCATTGAATCAAGCACCTGCAACTGAACCAGGTTCAAGCAGAACACCAACTAAAGCCAAGCAAAAACTTGAGCCTGTATCAGAACAAGCCAAGAAAAATCCCCCAATCACTACTGAAGCTAGAAATCTTATTAAAGATCAGCTTAAGGAGTTAAATAAAACTAATCCTGATAAGGCAAAAGAAATTGCTGCTGCTTTTATCACAGAGTTTAAAGTTCCCAGAGTTACAGGATTCATTACAGAAGCTAGACATGGAGAGTTTCTGAGTCATGCTATATCAAAGATAGCTGACGATTAATGACATCAGAAGAAGCTGAGTTCTCTGGTCAAGAGATTATGAGACAACTTGAACAAAGACGAGCAGATCAGCGTAAAGATTGGAACAGAAACGTATTTGGGGTGCGTACCAATGATGATCTTGCTTCTTTAATCAGAGAGCATTGTAAGTCGAACAATGTCTCTATAAATTTATTTTTAAACAACTTACTAAAAGACTTTTTTAATTATGGCTGACTTTAATCCAGCACTTCCTTTACCTATCAAATGGTCTATAGGCGATGATCGTTTCAATGAAGGCCAACAGGTCTTGAGTTTAACAATTCCTGTTGACTCTGTTACTCATTTAATAGAACATTTAAATACTCTTGTAGATCTAAAAGCAAAAGATGGAGAAGTTTACGACTTTAACAAAAAAGAGAAAGTTAAAACTAAATGTGTACAAATCTACTCTAAAGCGGTGGATGGGCAGTTCGGAGTATTTGGCAACATTAATCCACAGAAGCTTGAAAGAGAGGTAAATGAAGAATTACCTTTCTAACAGTAAACAGAATGAATACTTAAAATTAGATCCTAACTTGAAGATTCATTTTAAAATTATAGATGGTGTACGCTACTGGCTTACACCACCTCCTACTGGTTATCAAAAATGAGTAATCCTAGAGCCTCTGTTCTTAAGTTACGCAAACTAAAAGAAATAAGACGTAAAAATTTAGAAAGGAATTTTCTAGATATTCAACTAAAAGGTCAGGATCATTATGTTTTCATCAAAGAGAATGGTAAAGCTCAAGTGGTTTATGAAGAGGGTCGTTGGGTTGCAGAACACATAAGAACTGCAATCCTTAAATTTAATTATGAGATTGACAAGATTGATAAATTATTTATCAGAGATTTTACAGATGCAGAACTTAAGGAATATGAAAAAATTTCTTCACGGGATTAGTTTTCTTTTTCTCTCTAATTTCTTTTACTACAACAGCAGCTTCCAGTTCAATTAATCTATTTAACATAGAAGCTAAAAATACATCTTGTTCTAGTTTATGCCTGACAAGATGTGTACAGTATTTTTTTATATCATCTATCTCATTACTTGCCATTATTTCTCTACAACGCATTTCAACATCTAACTTCATTTCTAAAGGTGCTGGTTCTATGTCAATGTTGAGAAATTTAGTAATTTTCATTTCATTGGAAAGAGTTGTTTTTCTAAAAGTTCAACTGCTCTATCATCTAAAGTATTTGTTGTTTGTTTAGCTATTGTTTTTAATAAATCTACGATTAATCTCTTAACAGCAGTTGTAGTTAAGAACGTAAGTAAGATTGGTTTAAGAATCTTATACATAAAAAGAAATGTGTGTTACTTTCCAAACATAGCTACTTTGCTAGTATTAGACAAGAATCTTAACTTTCATGGAAGATCAAGAACCAAGCAAAGTTGAAACCATTGTTAAAGTTTGCGTGCTTTTGTGGTCGGCAACACTTTTATCCCTTTCATACTATGAACCGCCATCTGGCAAGAAAATAGTAGATTTTGACCCCACATTTATTGCTTCGATTTTTTCAGCTTCCACAGCTTCACTAGGTTTTCAGATAAAAAAGAAAAAAGATACTATAGTAGATAATAAAAATAACAAAGTAGGTATCAAATGAAAAAACTATTTGCTTTACTTTTATTCTTTCCATCGGCTGCTTTTGCCAATATAAAACAAGAGTTTGTAACTTCTGCACAAATATCTATTGATTCGCCTTATGTAATTACAAATGCTGCTCCAAACAGCTATAGCATAAGCGGTAATAACGTCACGACTTCTACAGGATCAGGAGATAGCATTGTTACCAATGGAATTGGTGGACTAAACTTATCTAGTATTACTAATGGACTAGCTGGAGTTACAGCTACTAATAAAACAGTTACAACTGCTGGATCAGCCTTCTCTCTCAGCGAAAGTTACCAAGCTGGAGATGCAACACAATCTGCCATAACACCTAGTTCTGGAATAGCAACTCTTCCTGTTCTTGGAGGACAGACTACTGTTATCTCAGGAGGTACAGCAGGAAACTTAGCACTTACATCTGTTTCATCAGGAATCCATACCTGCACGGCTGGAGGATCAGGTACTAGCTGTATTGGCTCTACTACTGTTCGTATTACGATTGACTAGACTTTGGCTCTTAGTTTTATTAGCATTACCATATAGGACATTAGCAGTTCCTATTGTGCCACAATTCCGTTCGGGTACATCTCAGACTTCAAGTACCTCTGAATCAGTAATCAATGAAACTATCACAAGTCATCAATACAGAACTGGATATAGCTACTCAGCATCAGGACATAATATTGAAAGTTCCGATCTCAACGGATATATCAACCCTACAGCTACCACTCTTACAGAACAAACAGTTGGAGGGGTAAATTTTAGTTGGACTTCACCAAACTTAGAGGCAGTTCCAAGATGGCAAATGGTAACTCCAGGTTCAGCCTTTTCTCTTCAAGAAACTCTAATCACACCAGGATTAGACACAGTAACCACAATATCAAGAACAATAAACACAACAACCACAGTAGAAACTACAACTACCTTTGGGCAATAGTTTTATTTCTTTGTCCTACAAAAGTTTTAGCTAATACAACAGTTGCAAGTCCTAGTTCTAATGCCCAAGGTGTTGTAAATAATAATGCTACAATGATAACCCCATCATCAATGCCTTCTTTTCGCATGAGTCAAGGTATTGTCTGTTCATCTCCTAGCCTAACAATCACTCCGTATGTAACTGATGCTCATTCTTTTTCTTTGCCCAAAGAAACTGTTACTAGACAAAATATATATGACGAGGATACAGGTGAGATAAAATATGTGCAGGAAACTCCTAGATTTGAAAAAGAAAATTTTAATTTAAATTATGGAATTAGTATGCAGTTAAACATTCCATTAGGAAAATCACCAGATCTTTGTCATAGAGCAACAGAAATAAATATCAAAAATCAAGAATTATTGTATAAAAAAACTTTGCTTGAAATCTCTCTTTATAGGTTAAAAATATGTTCTGAACAAGCAAAATTAGGTGTTACCTTTAAGCCTAATACTCCTAGTGCAGTTACCTGTGAAGATATTGTTGTCAACATTCCACCAAATCAAGTTATCCCACATACTCATAAATTAAAGCAGTAGACAAGCACGGTTAAACTTGTCTACCTAGACACCCTATCCTTCGCCATGTTGAATAAGGTTTTTTTATTTTACAACAAAGCATAAAAAAATAGGTAAGACCCTTCCAAACATCTTACCTATTTCTTGTGTTGCAATGGGATTCTTGGATGAATCACATTTAGTATAGCAGTAAATCAGAGAAAACAACTTGCATCAGCCATTACTGGTTCTTCTTTTTGTTCAAGCATATACTTTTCATACTCTTCATATTCTGCTGCTTCAAAGTATTTTTCTTTGAGAGCTTCTTCAGCATCAGCAAAGTAGTCATCAAGAGCATTTCTTACAAGAGAAGAGATTGAAACACCTGGTTTAGTATGATATTTCAACAAATTGTACTGATGTTTTGTTATTTGAATTGATAATCGCTGTAGATTCTCATTCATTGGTTAAAAGTAATTAAAAACATTGTAACGTCAATTTGATGTCATGGTCATTATCTTGTTGGTGGAAGGTAACTCTATGAAATCTCTGAAAGGATCATCTTTGGGAACTTTAAGATACTGAGTATCTAAACCAATCATAAAATTGTGGGCTGCTCTAACAGTAAGAGCAAAGGCTTCAGCACTATTCCAGTATGATCTTTTAATACTGCTATCACAGGACTTGGTAAAAATAATCTGTGCTGCTCTATCACATGGTTTAATATCTCTATCAACACCATCAATAGGACTTGCCATACCTGTAGTGACAATATTTAACCAATGTAATGCCCTTTCTTTAGGATTCATTGTATGGTTATACTTTTTATGTCTTGGATTCTGAGTGTTGTAAGTCATTTCAGCATAAATTTTTAATCCTGCTCCAAGAAAAAACGATCTTACCCTAGTTGTATTAGTAGGACAGACTTTACCCATAAGATAAAGAAACTGATTATGTTTTAAATAAGTTTCTGCAACTATGGCATCATGGCATGGTCTTGAATACTGCTCAGTACCAGTTGTGCTATTTAAAGTAGCCATAGCGTGTCTTATGGTTGCACAATCTCTTCTACTGATCCTGACACCACTAACAGTAATACGATCAGACATGCACCTAGATTTACCAACATCCATTATTTGTTTAGATTTGCTAGGCATATTTTTGACAACAAGAAATGGTTGTACCATTCCTGTTTGTACAACAGCAAGTAATCTATGTTGACCATTGACCAAAGTGCCATCTTTATCAAAACAAATAGCAGAATCA